GCGGTGCCGGTCTACGTGGTGCCCAACAGCATTGACGCCCGCTGGTTCCGTGAGACGTTGCGCGGCTGTGACCGGATCCCCGAGCTAAAAGACAAGCTGACTATTGGCTGGTGCGGCGGAACCCGCGAAGAGATCGACATGGCCCCGCTGGCTGAAGCATGGCCGATCATCGCGCAGCGCTATCCCGAAGTAGAGTTCGTGATCCAGGGGCACATCAGTGACCGGCTGTACAACGCAACGCCGGCAGAGCGGCGGCACACGCTACCGTGGCTTCCGCTGCCCGAGTACCCCCGGGCCATGCTCAACATCGACATAGGCTGTTGCAGCGTTGGCGCTATGGGCTTCAACCACTCCAAGTCGGCCATCAAGTTCTACGAGTTCACGCTGGCGGGCGCGGCGACAGTGGTCAGCCCCACGGTCTACGGGCGTGAGGTCACAGACGGTCACGACGCCCTGGTAGCTGAGACTGCTGAAGAGTGGGTGGTTGCGTTGAGCAGGCTGATTGAATCTGCTGAGCTACGTAAGGCCTTGAAGCGAAACGCACGGAAGACGGTCATGGAGCACCATAGCCTTGAGAACAACTGGTGGAAGTGGCCTGCGGCCTGGTCGGAAGCTATCGACGTATTCCGGAACAAGCCTCAGCTAGTAACGTCGCTTTCAGCCTGAATCCGTTCTCAAAGTCTAAACCGGTATACCGGAACATCCTTATATACCGTAAGTGTTACGGTATGTCTTATCCGGTACGTATTCCGGTACATACCGGAACGTGTTACGGAATGGGCTGGCGGGCCTAGAAGCGACCCGCCATATCGTCTCGAACCATCTCGTCAAAAGCTTCTGGGTCCGACTCGGAATAACCGAGAGCTTCGGGGCCTTCCCAATCGTCAAGACCCGCTTCTAGATCGGCGTCAAAGGGTTCGTCGGTAACGACTGAAGCGACTACCAGCCAAACGGCATCTTCGCCAACTTCGTCACTAGCGGCCTGGCGGCGATCTGCGACTGCCCGAGCCTGAGCGGCGGTAAGGCCAGTGGCGTAAAGGTGAGAGCCACCGGGAAGAAGAGAACCGAAGCCGATTACTTCGAAGGTTCCTGCGAGAACTACGTTTGCCATATCCGTAACTTACACCTATCTGATTGATCTGTCAACACTTGTTCAAACCAATATTCAAAATGCCGGCGCACCAAGTTCCCCGGCCATCCTGCGCTCTGGAAGGAGCCGGCTCACGATGCTCTACAAGTCCATTCCGCTAACGCTGGTTGACACGAAAGCTGGCTCAGACTCGATGGAGTTTTCTGCCTACGCCAGCACGTTCGGGAACACCGACCACGGCGGCGACGTAATCGTCTCGGGCGCGTTCAAGAACACCATCCAAGATCCCAACCGCGACCGACCGCTGCTCTGGCAGCACGATCCGCGCACGCCCATCGGTATCGAAAAGTCCATCGTGGAAGATGGCAAGGGCCTACTCGGAACCTGGGAGATTATCGACACCCAGGCCGGCCTGGACGCCTACAAGTTGATGAAACGGGGCGCGATCCGCTCTATGTCCATCGGCTACATCCCGAAGCCGGGCGGATGGAAGATGGATGGCGACGTGCGGATGCTCAAAGAGATTGACCTGTTGGAAAACAGCGTAGTCAGCATCCCCATGAACGACCAGGCGCGGATCACCAACGTCAAGACCGAAACCGACCTTGAGTCGGTCATTCGGACCTACGAGAAGCTGTTGCGTGAAGTCAAGAGCGTTGATGCGCTAGACTACACGGCACTCAGTCTCAGCGACCTGACCAGAACACTGACCGATACCGTGGCTGCGTTCCGTGAACGTTGTCACGATCTCCTGGCGAAGCTCCAGGCAGGCGACTTTGACCTGACCGATAGCAAACGGACAGACCTTCAAGCACTCTTGGTGACGTTCACCGAGATGGACGCCGTGCGTTCCGACGCTGAAGCGGTCCTGGCCCACAAGCAAAGCGAGCCAGAACAGGAACAACCGTCCAGCGACGTAGAGACAGACTCACCGTCTGGCCTTGCAGTCGCTCTTGAACTGCGCCGACGCAAGCTGCGTTTGCGCGGAATTGAGGTCTAATCAAATGGCAGCTATGTCCGTTGCGGATGCACGTGCGGCTATCAAAGAACGCATGGAGCAGGCCGACATCATCGAGAAGCGCTATTCCGATCCTGAGCAGATGCCCCAGGACGAGCGCGAGCACATCAAGCGGCTCTTCACCGAAGTTGACGAGTACGAAGGCCGTCTGACCACGCTGGAAGACGCCGAAGAGCGGCGCGAGCGGATCACCCGATCCCTGGACCGCTACGGCAAGCCAGTCAATCGACCAGGCGCGCAGGGCGACGGCACGCCCGAGGGCAAGCGGTTTTCGCCAGGCCAGCAATTTCTGGGCAGCATGGACTACCGCGAAGCCAAGACCGCTGGCCTGTTCAACTCCAACCTGACCCGCGTCAACCTTGACGTGACGATGGCTGAAGGCACTTCGATGCTCGACTGGGCGAATCCGTCGGCCCAGAAGGCGCTGTTGCGTGGTGGTTCGACCACTTCTGGCGGTTCGTTCGTGCTCGAAGACCACGTGCCCGGTTTCTTGGAGATCCTCCAGCAGCCGCTCAACGTGCTGGATCTGATCCCGCGCAGCCCGACTCAGTCGGACACCATTGAGTACGTGCAGGAGTCAACCTTCACGAACAACGCGGCGTTCGTTGCTGAGGCTACCGGCTACACGGCGTCTACTCTTGGCGGTACGGGTTTGAAGCCTGAAACCGCACTTGCGTATTCAACTCAGACGGCAACTGTTCGCACAATGGCTCACTGGGTGCCCGTTACAAATCGAATGTTGGCCGACGCGCCCGCTATCCGGAGCATCATCGACCAGCGGTTGCTGTTCGGACTCCAGCAAAAACTGCAAAGCCAGATCGTCTCGGGCGACGGCACCGGCGAGAATCTCACCGGCATCCTGAACCTGTCCGGCATTGGCGTCGTGGGCAAGGGTTCCGACTCTGTCGTTGACGCGCTGTACAAGGGGCGGACCTACGTGGCCTGGACTGGCTTGGGCCGGCCAACCGCGTTCGTGCTCAACCCAACCGACTGGCAGAGCATCCGCCTCTCGCGTGAGACGGCCATCACCGGCGTCAATCCTGGCGGCTACCTGTTTGGCCCGCCGAGCCTGACTGGCGCAGAAACCCTCTGGGGCCTGCCGGTTGTGCTGGACACCAACATTACGCAGGGCACCGGCCTTGTTGGTGACTTCGGCCAGGGCGTCACCTTGTACGACCGCGAGCAAGGTGCGGTACGCGTTGGTACCGTGAACGACCAATTCATCCGGAACATGCAGACCATTTTGGCTGAGCTTCGGGTGGCATTTGTCGGCTGGCGTCCGACGGTTTTTTGTAAAGTTACCGGGCTCTAGATTAGCTAACTGCTAATCAAGCATAGAGATCGTCCGGTGCGTGGTGCTCTAGGGCACGAAGCGCGCACCGGGCTGAGCGAGCCGGCGGGTGTCCCTCCCCCTTCGCCCGTCGGCTCTGCCCGGCACGCCCGATGCGTTATCTTACGCAGGAGGTTATGAATGGCAGACAAGTACAACGTAAACCTGTACGACCCCAACGGCGGTTTTGTTGGGACGGCCACTCACGATGAAGACCCGAACGCGAACCGTGATCGGCCACTACACGTCAACGGGAAGACGTATCTGTATCAGGCTCGTCAAGACCGATGGGTTGAGGCGGGCGAGCCGATGAACGTGAGTACCAAGGTACAGCAGCCCGAAGCACACGTGGTCACTGATACCCCTGAGCACAAGGGTTAGCTTCATCGTTCCAACGCACCGGGAGGATCGTCCCTTGCGCCGGTGCCTTGAGAGCATCACGCCGCAACTTCTTCCCGGTGACGAGATCATCGTCGTCGGTGATCAGCAAGACGGTCCACTGCCAGGGGTGGAAGCTCTTGTGACAGGCATGGGCTTCCGCTACCTGCCTTACGAGCCAACGCATATGTGCTGGGGTCACTGTGCGATCAACTACGCCTTGCCGTACGCGAGTGGCTCGCACATCCATCTAAACGACGACGACGACATCTGGACGCCGAACGCCCGCGATCTGATGCGGCGAGCTACCAACGTTTGGCCTGACTCCCCGCTGCTGTTCCAGTTTGAGAGCTACTACGCACGCCAGGTCTTTTGGGTGCCCGGCTACGCTGGATTCTTACAGCGCGACTACATCGGCGGGCACTGCCTGCTAGCGCCGAATATCGAAGGCAAGGTGGGTCGCTATACGTGCGTCTATAACGGTGACTTTGACTATGTGGAGTCAACCGTGAACAACTTTGGCGGGCCGGGCAAGGCGATCTGGATTAGCGAGAAGGTTGCTATCGCTCGTCCATGAGCGTATACGACGGCTATCGTTCTGTCCTGGCGACCGATCTGCTCAACGAGCCACCACAGTGGACATTCAAGTCCAACTCGGTTTACCAGCAGATTCTGGAGCACGTTTCGCCACAGCAGGGGCGCGAGTATCTGAGGCTCGCTCAGTGTCATCCACGCTGGACGCCACGCTTTATGCAAACGGCCTGCGAGGTAGCCCTGGAGAACGACCGTTACGGCAAGCCCGAGCGGTTCGACTTTGACGAGCTAGGAATCACCTGTTCGCCTACGAACTGGCGCTACCTGTGGCATGCGCTGAGCATCCTAGACCATGATCCGCAGAACATCGTAGAGATCGGTGGTGGCTACGGTGGCCTGATGCTGTGGCTTCAGCGGATCTCGCGTAAGCCACTCGACTACATGATCTACGACTTGTCCGAAGCCAAGGCTGTTCAGCAGATTTACGCCAGGCTACACGATCTGACTCTGAGCAGAGATGTGCCGCATCCGAGGTTCCTTGTCAGCGCGTATGGCTTCAGTGAGTTTGACGAGCCAACAAGGCGTTGGTACGAAGAGAACGTGATCCCGACCTGTGAGCATGGCTGGCTGGTGTGGAACATCAACGGACTCTACCCATTCACCGATAAGCCGCTGACCGTTGAGGATGAGCAGCCGCAGACTGGCGCGAACAACTGCGTGGTGACCTTTTGAGATACCCACTCGCGCACATCTCATATGGCGATGCCGAGATCGACGCGGTAAACCAGACGCTCCGAGATGGCCGTACTACGTGTGGACCGAAGGTCGCTCAGTTTGAGGGTGAGTTCGCCAGGTACATTGGGCGGAAGAACGCCGTCATGGTCAACTCGGGCAGTAGTGCTGACTTGCTGGTTGCACACGGCCTTGGGCCAGCAGAGCCGGGCCGTAACGAGATACTGGTTCCCGCCGTGACGTGGCCTACTCAGGTCTGGTCGGCAATCATGGCAGGCTACACGGTGCGTCTGGTGGACGTAGATCCCGACACCCTGCAAATGGACCTTGCGGCGCTAGAGAAGCTGCTGAGCAGCCGCACACGCGCTGTATTCGTGGTTCACGCGTTAGGCAACGTCGGCAACATGGACAAGATGCGTAAGCTGGGCGTGCCGATCATTGAGGATTGCTGTGAGGCGATGGGGAGTCGCTGGCGCGGCAGGCACGTCGGGACGTTTGGGCAGGCAGCGGCGTTCTCGTTCTTCTTCAGCCATCTGCTCAACACGATGGAAGGTGGCATGGTGGTCTGCGATGACGATCCCAGGCGCTACCGGCTTTGGCGATCTCATGGCTGGGAACCGACGCCCGATAACCATTTCTGGTTCCCGACCTGGGGTTACAATATAAGACCAACAGAGCTACAGGGGGTGTTCGGGTTGGTTCAGATGGGGAAGGTGGAGCAGTTCAAAGCAGCGCGAGCCAAGAACTACGAACGGCTCGCTGAGCGTATGCATAAGGGCTGGCTGCGTGGCGTGACCGTGCTGAATGATTGCGATCCGGCCTGGCATGGGTTCCCGCTAATGATTGCTCCGAACGCGCCGTTCACAAAGGCCGAGCTACTCACGTTCCTGACGAAGCGCGGGGTGGAGAATCGTCCGATCATCGCGGGCAATTTCGCTCGCCAGCCGGCAGCGGATGGGCGGGTGCTCTCGGGCTTGCTGCCCGGTGCAGACGCGGTGCATGAGCGCGGTTTTTACATCGGCCTAGCCCACTTCGATGATCCGCATGGCGCGAGCTACGTGGGCGACGTGTTCGATGATTTCCTGAGCCAGTGATACGAAGGGTCGGGCTTACTGCGGCCTTCATTGCGGTTATGGCAGCGCTGATCGTGGTTGTGTCTATTGCGACGGACCCGCCACCCCCGTCAAAGGTAAGTGCGTACCGGCCACCGGCTCATGCAGTAGAAACAGCAGAGCCTTACGTTATGTCTACGTATGAGCAGCTATGGATCATGCGGCTAGCCGGCGTAAAGAATGGCTTGCCGTGACGCTACAGGTCGTCGTGTTCAGTAAGAACCGACCGCTGCAACTGCACGGCTATCTAGTCAGTCTGCACGATTGCTGCCGGGACGACCTGGCGGTAACGGTAATTGCCAAGTCTGAGCCAGAGTGGTACAGCAAGGCGTACCTTGAAGTGGCAGACGAGTTCCCGGCGGTTCACTGGCGACAGGAACTGGTGTTCGCAGACGATCTTCTGGCGAGCATTGATCCCGAGATCCCGTACACGATGTTTGGCTGCGATGATGCCGTCTTTACGGGGTCATTCGGCGTAGACGACACGCCGTGGAGCGGTGTGATCGGACGATCACTACGGCTGGGGCACCACATTACCCGCGACATGTTCGGCAATCATATGCCCAAGCCGGAAGTGTTGTTTGACGTGTGGAGTGTAGACGAAGGTGTTGTGGACTGGGCCTATCCGTGGGAAGTGCTTGGCACTATCTACCAGACCGAGTTCGCACTCAAGATGGTACGGCGTATCAACGCTCCAAGTCCGAGCCAGCTAGAGGCGCGGGGTGCGCTGTGCTGGCGTGAGGAAACAGACAAGCGGTTGATGGCAGCGCGTGGCGTGTCTAGCCTGGTGGTGCCGACCGTAAACCTTGTCCAGAACGAGTACCCAAACGGTATAGCCGGAACGGTGCCGCTAGAGACTGGCTTTCTGCTTGAGTGCTGGAACCACGGTCTGCGGATGGACACTGGGCGCTATCGTGGCATGAAGCCGCCAAGCTGGCGCGTCCCTGACTTCTGGCTACGACGCGCATGAGCGTAGCTGTCTACACGATAGCCAGGAACGAAGCCATGCTGATGCCGTACTTCATGCGTCACTACGGCAGCTTCGCGGCGAAGATCGTTGTCTACGACGATGAGAGTGACGACGGAACGCCCGAGATCGTGACTGCGGGCGGCGGCGAGGTCAGGCCCACAAGCTGGCACGGCCTGGACGATAAGGCGATGGTCGAGCTAGCCAACAGCGAGTATCGGAACGCTGGTACCGATTGGGTGATATGGGTAGACGCTGATGAGTTCATCTACGCTCGCGATCTGCCCCAGGCGCTGAAGCAACTCACCAGTCAGGGAGTCATGCTGCCGATGGTCACCGGCTATTGCATGACAGCCGATGGCCTGCCGACTAGCTCTGGCCAGATCTATGATGAGATCAAGACGGGTTTCAGGGCAGAACGGTACGACAAGGCTTGTGTAGTCAATCCAAGTCTGCCCATTGCCTGGGCTGCTGGCCGGCATGAGTTCATGCTAGGCGCACAAGCGATCCGGTCGGTGGACGGCTATGAACCGCTCATGCTGCTTCACTACCGCTGGTTCGGGCGTGCCTACTGTGACGAGCGCTCAGCCAAGAACTGGGACCGGCTCAGCGTTCGCAACCGTGTCAACAACCTGGGCATTGAGACGAACCCGGCCTATGTCGGTCCGTACACCCCAGCCTGGTATGAAGACCAGGCGTCTCGGGCTGGCGTATGCATCTAGATCATTTCTCGACTGATCAGTACAAAGACGTGATCGAACTCCTGCATGGCAACGGCTGGACACCCGAGTCCATCCCGCCCCGCAAGGCGATGATTGCGGATGCCTGGACGGTCTACGACGATAACGATGAACTGGCCGGCTTCATACGCGTTCTGAGCGATGCGCTGACAGTCACGTATGTTTGCGAGATCGTCGTGGCTGAGCGGCATCGCGGGAGCGGCGTGGGTCGCATGATGCTGGAGCACGTAGCCTCTGTGTTCCCTGATTCTCGAATCGACGTGCTGTCAACCCAAGGCGCGAAGGCGTTCTACGAAGCGTGTGGCTTCACCGTTCGACCAGGCTATAGGCGGTACCCATGAAATTCAGCGACCTGAAACCAATCAGCCTGTGCCCGCGATGCATTAGCACTGAGATGGTAGACGTAATGGAAAGCGGGGATCTGGTCTGCCTGCGCTGCGCGGGTTCGCTGAGCCTGAATGGCGAGCCGTGCTACTGGTCGTGGCGTCTGCTGCCGGATGGACTAGCCGAGATCACAACGTGGGTTATGAAGTGCAAATAGACTTGTTCAGGCCGTACATGTCTGCTGAGGCAGGCATTGCGACAGCGTTCGCGCTGACTCCCGATGGAGATGGCCGTCTGTTCATCGGGCAGGGTCCGAAGGTGCAGGAGTTCGAGAAGGCTTTCGCGAGCCTGGTGGGACTGGAAACGCCACTAACTACGAACTCTTGCACTTCGGCTCTGGATCTGGCGCTGCATCTGGCCGGCGTGGGCCTGGGCGATGAAGTGATCACCACGCCCATGACATGCACGGCTACCAACAGCCCAATCGTCAACCGCAAAGCCAAGATCGTATGGGCCGACGTGGACCCAGTCACCGGGCTGATCGACCCCGCCGACGTGGCGCGTAAAATGACCAGGCGCACAAAGGCGATCATGGCGGTTGATTGGGCGGGCAGAAGCTGCGACTACAAGGCGCTCAGGTCGCTCACGCTGGGCGCGCCGTGGATGATGGTTCCGATCATTCAGGATGCGGCGCACAACCTGATGGTGGATCCGAACAATCGTGGTGACTACGTCGCATGGAGCTTCCAGGCGATCAAGCATCTGACTACGGTTGACGGCGGGGCGCTTCTGGTGCCCGAGAAGCAGTACGAACGAC